CCGGCGGGGTTAGAAAGGTTACTGTAACAACAACTTAGGAGTATAATAATGAACAAAGATAGAAAAGGCTGTAACCATACATACAAACAACCAGAAATGGTTGCAACACCAAACACAGCTGGCTATCCTGAAAAGGATGTTAAGACAGAAGGTGTAGTAACACGTGGTAATGGCGCAGCTATAAAAGGCACAAAAGCACGCGGCCCAATGGCGTAAGGATAAACCATGGCAATGACATATACAGAGTTAAAAGCAGCTATCAATTCGTATAGTGAAAACTCGTTTGATACAACGGATATAGATACCTTTATCCAACAAGCTGAACAACGTATATTTAATACTGTTCAACTGCCTGACTTACGACGTAACCAAGTTGGTAATACGACATCGGGCAACAAGTATTTAACAACTCCTAGTGACTGGCTATCTACATATAGTTTGGCTGTAGTTGATAGTAATAATGAGTATACGTATCTAATTAACAAAGACGTTAATTTTATTAGAGAATCTTTTCCGGATACTGACTCAGCGTTTTATGGAAAACCAGAATACTATGCAATATTTGATGACAATACTTTTATATTGGGTCCTACGCCCGATCAAAACTATACTGTTGAGTTGCATTATTTTTATTATCCTACCTCTATTGTTACAGCTGGTACTAGTTGGTTGGGTGATAATTTTGATACTGCTTTATTCTATGGAAGTTTGTTGGAAGCAGCTACTTACCTTAAAGCAGAGCCTGATACAATAACTAACTATAATCAGCGCTACATGGATGCTATCTCTATGTTAAAACAACTAGGTGATGGTAAAGATAGACGAGATGCCTACCGTAGTGGGCAAGCAAGGTATGAAGTACAGTGATAGATAATCAAGGAAACGTTTTAGAGGGAGATGTTAAAGTACTGACCACAGAAGGTCGAGGCTTTACTCCAGAAGAAATTGCAGATCGTGCGTTAGCTAAAATTATGTATGTGAGTAAAGATGCTAACCCACTAATAAGAGATCAAGCAGAAGCATTTAAGGAGAGCATTCGAGGTGTTATCGAGTTCTACTTAAAACAAGCGGTACAATCCGACCGCACAACATTGGCGAATAGATTGCGTGAAGCAGGACATTCAGATTTAATTAAATTATTGGAGATATAATATGGCAATTACTCAAGCTATGGCTACAAGCTTTAAAGTAGATTTGCTAAATGGTGTCCACGCATTTGGTACAACGGTTGCACGAGGAAGTACTAACGCGGATACATTTAAGATTGCGTTATACACGTCGTCAGCAACATTAGATGCTACTACAACAGCTTATTCAACTACAAACGAAGTTTCGGGTACAGGATACACAGCAGGTGGTAATACTCTGTCAGTATCACAAACACCTACCTCAACTTCGACTACAGCATGGTTAGACTTTGCAGATTCAACATTTGCTTCTTCTACCATTACTGCAAATGGGGCATTAATTTACAATGCTACTAATTCAAATAAAGCTGTAGCAGTATTAGCATTCGGTGGAGATAAAACATCAACTAACGGGGACTTCACAATCGTATTCCCAACAGCTGATTCATCTAACGCTATTATTCGCATAGCCTAATAGGAGGCTAGAATGGCTCTTGTTTTAAAAGACAGAGTAAAAGAAACGACCACCACGACTGGTACCGGTACCGTTACGCTTGCAGGGGCAGTTACTGATTTTAGTAGCTTTTCAGTCATTGGTGACGGCAACACGACCTACTATACTATTACATTACCAGAAGGCGATGAGTGGGAAGTAGGCGTTGGTACATATACTGCGTCTGGCACTACTTTATCTAGGGATACAATACTTGCTTCTTCTAACTCTGGAAGTGCAGTTAATTTTTCAGCAGGGGATAAGGACGTATTTGTAGTCTATCCTGCAGGTAAAGCAGTTTATGAAGATGCAGCAGGTGATGTTACTGCAGGTGGTTCTATAACAGGCGAAGAGATGGTCGCCTCAAATGGGTTGTTTGTTAATAATAAAACCATCTCAGTAAATTACACTGTACCTACTGGGTACAATGCAACGAGCACCGGACCCGTGACTGTTTCAGCTGGCACGGCATTTACGGTTCCATCAGGATCACGATGGTTGGTGCTCTAAATGTTTGCTGAAAGTCCTTTTTCCAGTGCGCCGCTCTCCTCGCAAGGAGTAAGTGCAGGTAACGTAAATGTCAGTGTTACTGGCGTAGAGGCTACTGGTCAATTAGGCACAGCAACTGTAATTGGGCAAGCAGTTGTAAATGTAACCGGTGTACAAGCTCAAGGACAGTTAGGTACAGCAACTGTAGTAGCAAAAGCGGTTGTAAATGTAACAGGCGTAGAGGCAACAGGACAAGTTGATAGTGTTACCGTTGCAATTGTAACCCCTGTAGAAGTTAGTGGAGTTGAAGCTACTACAACATTAGGCAATATAAGCCTAATAACAAACAATAATATAAGCGTTACTGGCCTAGAAGCTACAACACAACTAGGCGAAGAAGAAGTACAAGCTGATGCTAATACAAGTGTAACCGGCGTTGAAGCATCAGGACAAGTTGGTAGTGTAGAAGTAACAGCCGATGCCAATGTAAATGTAACAGGATTAGAAGGCACTACACAACTAGGTAGCACAACTGTTATAGAAGGCGTAGGTGTTTTTGCTAATGTAACAGGTGTAGAAGGAACTACACAGCTTGGTACGGCAACAGTAGAAGCTGGAGCTAATGTAGAAGTCACTGGAGTAGTTGGCACTACACAACTCGGCGAAGTCGAAATAATTGGTGAAGCCGTAGTTAATGTAACAGGGGTTGAAGCATCAGCATTAATACCATTAGGCGGTTCTACATTTACTGCTGAGGGGGATGCTCAGCTTTCAACAGCTCAATTTAAGTTTGGTTTAGCTTCACTGTTGCTTGATGGCACAGATGACTTTGTAGTATCTGATGAAAATATAGATTTAAGTTCAGGTGATTTCACAATTGATTTGTGGATTAGACCTGACAACGTTACAGGCTACAAAGGGATTTGGCAGTCAGGAACAAGTACAACAGAACAATCCTATTTATTAGGTAATCAAGTTTACTGGACTGTAAACCCATCAACAATTATTACCAGTTCAGTTACAGTATCTGCTGGTGTTTGGACTATGTTGTCTTATGAAAGACAAGGAAACACTCACAGATTATATAAAAACGGAACTTTAGAAGCTACAGTTTCTACAGGTAATAAACAAGATAATGGTCCATTTAGTGTTGGTAAGAATGGCTTTGGTGATTTTGATGGTTATATTGACGAAGTACGACTTTCGTCTGTAGCTAGATATGAAGGATCGTCGTTTACTGAACCTACATCTAGTTATGCGGTAGATAATAATACTACAGCGTTACTGCATTTTGATGGTACAAACGGTTCCACTACTATTGTTAATGAAACATCAGGTGGCGTTACTGTAGAAGCAGATGCTAACGTTGATGCAACAGGATTAGAAGCAACTAGCAGTGTAGGAAGTGTAACAGTTATAGAAGGTGAAGGTGTATTAATTGATATTACTGGATTCCTCTTAACAGCAAGCACAAACGACGTACTTGTATGGAGTGACATTGATGATGGACAGACTCCAGGATGGGTAGATATAAACGATTCACAAACTAATAGTTGGGCAGATGTAAATGAAGCACAATCACCTAACTGGACGGAGATAGCAGCATGATAGTAATAGAAGCAAAAAGAAAAGAAAATGACGAGATTGAATGTAAGTATGAAGTAGGTCTTGAATGCGGTCATTGTGGTATGGAAGTTGACGCAGAAGAGTATACTTCAGGAACTTGTTCTGATTGTGGAGAATCTTGGAACGAAAAACGGCACACAGCTATTTATGTGACAAGTATTCCAATGCAAGGACAATCGAGTTAAAATAACATAAATTCAAGGATTTATTATGGCAAGTACGTATTCAGATTTAAAAATAGAACTCATAGGTACAGGTGAACAATCTGGTACATGGGGTACAACCACAAATACTAACTTAGGAACAGCGATTGAAGAAGCAATTACAGGTTCTGAAGATGTTAGTTTTTCTAGTGCTGATGTTACACTAACTCTTACTGATACCAACACAACACAAGCCGCTCGTAATTTAAGACTTAATCTAACAGGTACATCAGGTGGAGCTCGTAACTTAGTTGTTCCAGCAATTGAAAAAGTTTATATTATTAATAATGGTCTAGCTGACGCAGTTACAGTTAAAAACTCTACCGGTACAGGAATTGCAGTTCCAGCTGGTAAAACTATGTATTTGTATAACGACTCAACTAATGTTGTCGATGCCATTACTCACTTATCTTCATTAACTCTGGCTACAGCACTACCTCTTACTTCAGGAGGAACTGGAGCTACTACAGACGCTAATGCGAGAACAAATTTAGGTCTTGGTTCAATGGCTGTACAGAACGCCACTTCAATCTCCGTATCAGGCGGTACGATTACAGGTATTACAGATATTACTGTTGCTGATGGGGGGACTGGAGCTTCTAACGCAACTGATGCAAGAGCAAATCTAAGTGCAGCTAAAACAGGATCAAACAACGATATTACAGAATTAACAGGGTTAACTGTACCATTATCTGTTGCTCAAGGTGGTACAGGTATTAATACATCAACTGGTACAGGTAGTGTAGTTCGAGCTACATCACCAACAATAGCATCAGCAACTCTAACAGACCCAACTTTATCAGGCACTGCTACAGCTCCTACTCAGTCAAGCACTGATGATAGTACAAAGATTGCAACGACAGCTTTTGTTCAAGATTTAATTGGGGGTACAGCAAGTGCGGCAGGATACATTGCCTTTAACGGATCAACAGGATCTGTGATAGCAAGTTCTAATTTGACGCTAACTAAAAGTGGCACAGGGGACTATACAATTAATATTGATGCGGG